AATCTGACTACCACTAGAGCCTACATGAAGGTTTACCTGATGTAGTTTAAGGGGATAGGGAACATCCACTTCTTGTCCCACACCAATAGTGTAGGTGTTTTTACCAGCGACCAAAGGAAGATCAAGATGGCGACGTTTCCACAGAGGCATTCCCACAGTGACCAGTTCTTGAACCAAAGGACCAAGAGCCTCTGAAGCATCAGCAAGCTGTTGTGGTGTAGGGTCTTGTCCCTCTTGGATTGCTCCAACTTTACGCAAAGCCCCTTTGATGATTTGAGCCTTTGTCATTGGGTTAATAGTCACTCCAGAAGTGCTCATATTATTTCCTTAGATTAACCATAATACGTGTACCAAACAAGAAGCCAAAAGCAATGTTTGCAGCTTCTAGGGCAACCACTTTAATTTCTGCCGAAACTTCCGGAATATAGAGAGTAATCAAACCACCAGCAATAACAGAAAGAGCACCTACATAACGAGCAGAAGCTCGCAGGTCAATCACCCATTGTGACGGTGTTCCTACAGGAGTATCTAGTTTTGCGACAGCTTCCATCCTACGAATTTCACTGTCATCTAACTGAATCTGTTCTGCAACCGAGGTCGGCTTAACCGACCCCAGCCACTTATTCGCTGCTTGTTTGACTGCCTCGATACCTACAGGAACTAGGGCACCAAGAATAGTCTCTAGAATCATTTGTCAGCCTTCTCGTCTAGTTTATCAGAGATTCGTTGAAACAAGACTTCAATCTTGTTCATGGCTTCACGAAAGTCGTCTTTCGGTGTGTAAGTTTTTGGTAGTTCTTCTCGAAGCTTAGCAAGGTCTGTTTTCAAATCTTGTACTGCTTGCCAAAGAGTTCTTGCAAACCATCCCATTGCAGTTAGAGCACCACCAGCCCCCCAGTTAATGATTGTTTGAAAATTATCCATTAGTGCTTCCCATCTGGCTCACATGCGTCTAGATAAATTTGAACAAGCTTTGCTAAATTTCGTCTAGATTCCAGTGCGTCATTCTGCATAGTTTCTATTCGTTGTGTAATTGTGTGATCTCCCTTCTTTGGTGCCCCAAAGATAAGAGACCACTCAGTATACGAAGCCAGAATATCTAGCAAGAGAACTACAGCAGCAAACGGTGCTAAGATTGACCACAAACCGCCACGTTTATATTGGATAACTAGGGGATAAGTAATTGCAGTGATAGCAGTTAAAATCATAGCTTGGATGCTTTAATAAACAACCGATCAAGTTGCTCAGAGCTTAAACCAAGGCCATAAGCCAACTGTTGAGTAAATGGGCTATCTCTGTCCACACTCATTGCGTATTCCCACTCGATTTTGGCAGCTTTCTGTTGAGAAGGATCGGAAATAGCCAGAATGGCAGTCTCTACAGCATCCAAAAGATTTTCTTCCAATAAAGCCAAACGGGCTTGTCGCATACTAACACTGCCTGGGGGAGGAACACTCTGTTGTTCAAGTTGTGTAATCTCTTCTTGGGTCAGTGGAATCTGAACACTCTCTCCAGTTTGAATGTTAAACTCATAACGAAACATTAGTTACTCCCAAGAAATATTAACAGTACCAGTATCCCACGTTGTAGCGTTACCTGTGGCAAAACGAATACGGGTCAGGGCACTGGACAGTGTTTTTGAAAAACTAAGTACAATGTTGGCGGCTCCATCTGAGTAACCACAAACACCCGTAGTTATCCAGGTATTTCCAGAAAGCTTCGTGAGAGTGAGCGTACCGTGGAGAGTGGTGTTTGCAGCAGATGTTTGTGTTAGCGGGATATAGGCAGTCTGATTTTGAACCGAAACTGTTGAGGAAATATTAGCATTTGATCCAAGATAACCTGACGTTTCAAAATTAGAACTTGTACCCAGAACAACTTGCCAGGAAGAGATCCCTGTAGTTGAGATACCATTAAATGAGAGTGTAACTCGTTTTGCCCAGGAGGGAATACCAGTAAAATCAAACGACGTCCCACTGGCCGCTACAGAAGTACCTAGTTGAATTTGTGCTTGTTTTAGAGTGCTGGGGGTCAACACACGTGTAGTGTCTACCCCTGCTTGCGCTTCAGCATCTGTAGCCAGTTCTACAACACCTGTAACGGTGTCCGTTGCATTTTGCTTCAACGCAGAGAAAGCATCAGAAGCATTAGTCTGACCAGTACCTCCACTAGTGATTGGTACAATCCCCTCCAACTTTGCTGTGTTCAGGTTAATGAGGTTTTGGTCCATCTCCGCATTAGTTAGAGGACTTCCTTTTCCTGCTCGTGTAACAATAGTCGTCATATCAATTCACCGAAATGGTCCAAACAATCTGAAGAGTGTCTCCAGCCGCCTTGTTAATTACAGGAAAAGTGGTACGACATAGCATTGTTCCCGCCGAAGAGGCATTAAACACACCAGCTTCTTGGAGAGCCCCAGTACCCACACCAGGTCCAAGTGTAGCAGAGTAAAGAATATCTCCGCCAGAAGGAGTAGTACCAGAGAGGGCCCCCCGTCCCACTTCTGCCCCAAGAGCAGTGTCCCCGACGGAGGTTGCTGTGCCTGAGGTGCCCACACCCATATGACTCATCACATTGGACGACGTACCGGCCATGCGAGAGGTAATAAAGGTTTTTCCTGCAAGTACCACCAGATTGGGTACAGTACGTTCTTCTAGGACTTCTCCCAAAGAATTGGTTAGAAGAAACTTTACTGTTCCCTTAACTTTAAAATTATCATTCATAAAAATCCTTAAAAAGAAGTCACTGTTCCTACATAGAGGTCATCAAAATAAAAGTCCTCAACGTAATCAGGAGAAACTCCGTACCCAGTTTCAGAAGTAAAAACAGAATCTCTAAAATTCAATCTTTGGTTTGTTTGGATAGAATAGTCTTCCAAGAGCATGACAGAATCGTTCCACTCTTTTGTCAAAACAACAGAAAAACTATCTGTTGTAATGACATTGTCCTGGACTTGACGGTCAAAGAAGATTAGAGCAAAGAAGCGATCTAGAATATAGTCTTCTGCAAAATAAGAAGACTCCACATAATCTTGCCCCTCATCCACAAAACCTTCACCAGAAACTGCTTCAACTCTATCAAATAATCCAAGGTTGTCAATAAAAACATCTGGAGGACGGGGTCTCACCCAATCAGGTACAACCCGCTCTGGCTGAATTCTAAGAAAGTCTTGAGGATTCCGAAGTTCAAAATCCTCATTACAAACCATCAAGCCCTGCCAGTCTTTCTTGAGTTCTCCACTCTTAAACTTAAAACCACAACGGTCGCAGATTGCATTCCACTGACCGAGCTTGAGGCGTGTTCTCATAGTCCAAATCCAATCCTAAGACTAATGTTGAGTTGTTTACTTCCTGTACTAGGAGGAGCAGCGTCTGTTGTAAACTCCAAAGAACGTACAACATTGGAACGATTCCCAGCAGAGTCTGTTTGTCCGTAGTATACAGTATATGTTGTGCTTGGAGTAAGTCCAAACATTGCAATATTTTGCAAACCGCTAGCCGACACTGGTTGCTCTTGTTTCCCACTAGCATCCCAAAAACCATCGTCAGAATCATCAATGATTGTATTACTTGTGGACACAAGCGTATACAATGTACCCGCACCTTCATCTGTACTAACAGTACCAGTAGCAGAAACAGCCCCTGTTTTAGTAGCCGTGGGGCTACTCAAAAAGGGTGGCGTAACGTCCGGAGCATTTGGAGTATCAAACGCACTAGAGGACACCACTACTGAATCGTTTCCTGTTGCATCTCTATGCAGATAATGGTAATAATAGGTTGTAGAATGAAGGAGTCCAGTAGAAGCCACATTCTGAATTCCAGAAGAGGCAACTGCTTGTCCAGTCCCTGCTTTAACCGTTGTCGCTGTCTCTGTTGCATTTTGTGTTGTAACAAAATACAACGTACCTCCAGACTCGTTTGTCACAACCGTACCGCTGGCCGTTGTGGGGCTTGTTGCTACACCTGTAGGATCAGACAACACCGGAGGAGTTGGATCGTCTGGTGAGAGTGTTACTAGCTGAGGAACACCTACATCTTCTCCATCCACTTCCAATTGGTAGTAGAAGCTGTCTGCCACAAGACCTGTAAAGATGAAACTACCATCTGGATTCAGTGTGATGGCATCTGGGTCAGCAGGAGGAGTTGTTACTCGATAGCTAAACCATTTGTTAGCATCTCCTGGCAAATCCACATCATCATACAAAATACCTTCAGGGTTTCCGTCTTGTGGTCCTGTGTTGTCCTTGATGTATTGTCCTGTAGCTCCTTCTCTGTATGTAGAGGTTGTCACACTTAGTGCCGGACTAGCCCTCAAACCAGCCGCGTCGTAGGCACGGACATAGAGCGTATAGCTCGTCAGGGCCGACAGACCGAGGAAGGTGTACGACAACGAGGTGCCGTTGTCGCTCCACGTCGATCCGTTCGTGCTCACCTCGTAGCCCGTCACGGCCACGTTGTCAGACGCTGCGGGGTAGCTGATCGAGATGCTGCCGCTGGTCTTGGTGCCGACAGTGATCGAGCCATTCATCGTCGGCGCGGTCGTGTCAGGCGTCGGCGTCGTGATGCTGCTCGCGCTGGTGATCGGCGTAGACGTGTTTGGCACCGCGTCGTCTTGCACGACGTGCAGCCAGTAGGTTTGCCCACCAGTCAGGCCAGTGAAGTCAAACACACCGCTGTTCGCGCCAACAGGCAGCGTTGCCGTGTCGCTTGCCGATGCCGTGGCCCCGGTGTGGTTTTGGCCTGCCTTGATCTGCGCCGCGCTGGGCGTCGTGCTGCTGGTGGTGAGCACAGCCCACGCGGGGCCTGCCTCATCGGTCGTGACTCCGCCAGTTGCGGTCGTGCCGCTGGTGGCCGTGGCCGTGGCGCTGGTGAGCGTGGGGGCGGTGACATCGCCGGCAACACCGTCATCGGCAATGAAGTCGTCAAAAATTCCTGTTTGACCGTTTTGGAAGAAGCCGAAACCCCAATAATCCCCGCCAACGGGCAGCGTCGTAAAAGTGTGCGTAACCGTATTGCGCACAGAGGTGTCGTTGTTCAGAATTCGACAAGTCAGCGTTTTGGCTGTCGCGTCAATCTCAACTTCCATCCAGAAGGTCGTGCCGGGCGCTGTGATCGTCAGGGTTTGATGATCTGTCCGTGCCCCTGACGAAATTGAAGCCGCCCGCAAGCTGGTGTGCCCCCCAGTCAAAAGAAGCAACATGCCGTTGCCAGTGTTCCAGGCTCCGAGATCTCTGGCCGCCCACAAGCACATGTTGCTTGTCCCGCCACTTGGGTCTACACGAACACGGACCTTTTTTGCTCCTACAACTTCAACCAGCGCGATGGCCGATGCGTTTGCAGCCCCAACTGCGTCGGCCCCGTTGCCAAACATGGGGTTTCCAGACGAAGCCCAGGTGGCTGAAGAGCTTCCGCCAAGAGAGTTGTCAAGAGTTCGCCCAACAACGGAAGAAGTCCCAACCCCAGTGAAGCCTTCTGATGTAATGGTGGCCATGATTTAAGCAGGGTAGGATGGTGCGTAAGCGAAACGCGGGTCGGTTGTGAACGACCAGCCTGACGCTGCAAGCCTCGTGTCAAGCGCCGCCCTTGCGGATGCCACGGCCGAATCGCCGCATGCTTCGTGAAACCGGGCTGCACCGCGCACCAGAGCCAGCTCTGTTCCGCCAGTGGAGAAGGCGTTGAGCGGGCTGGCGTTCTGCAACTGAAGGAACACCGGCGACACAGACACCGCAGAAGTCACACTGATAGCAGGGCCCCCGAGAGTTTCTGACAGTTGGAATGTGTTGCCAGATGCGTTGACGACGTAGAACACCTTTTCATTGGTGGCCGCCGCGAAGGGCTTGTCAGCGTCAAGGTTCGTGGACAATGCCACCATGTCGCCATTCGTTGGCGTCCAAGTACCGAGAGTGCCGCCAACGGTCGCGCGGCTGGTCGAAGTACTAAACGTCAGCGTGCAGGGGTTATAAAATAGTGCGTCAGAAATGCTCGTGACCAGATTTCCACTGCCGTCCCATTGCTTCCATCGGTAGGAAGCCAGCGCAGCAACATCCATTTGAGCGTGCGCCGACGAGATGAACTTGGAAACGTGCGCCCGCAAAGTCGGCACGTTGCTGTTGCCCAAAATCTGGCTCTGATGGCACAGCGACAGAGACAGGTACATAGTCATCCATGGCGACTCGTACAGCGTGTCGTTTGACGCCGCCGTCCAAGTATTCGATGCCAGAGAGATCAGGCCGCCATCTCTCCACGACGTGGGCATGGCCGCGTTGACCGCGTTCCAAGCCTGGTAAGACTGGTTCAGCGCATCCAAAAAATAGGATCTAACCGCAGACTCGTATGAGTCAGGGATAAGGGCTGCGCCATGGGCCACATCACGCGACGCCCACGCGGAAGTTCGGACCTGGTTTCCAAAGAACAGTAGCCCAGCCCCCTTGTAGGTAGATGCTCCGACCTTGATATTGCGACGACCGGAGGGAGTACCGACAGCGAGAGATGAAATTGGCGTAGTTACATTGCGCTCATACAGCCCAGCCTGGGTGCTCATGATGGCCTGGGATGCGCACTCTTTCACCAAGTCCAGATATTGGGGTTCCCCCGTAACCAAATACGGGTAGTAGGCCGTGCTTGGTCGGTGGCTGGTGTCAGTGTCACCAACCCACAGGCTGGTTGTGACAGCAGGGGTTTGAACCCCGGCGAAGTACCCATCACCGTACTGCCAGGTAGTCTGAATTGCCCCCATACCGGTGTAGGAGGCCTGAACATCAACGACCGGGATGACCTCTTTGGTAGAGGAATTCCGCACGCAAGTTCGGAATCCGCCTGATGCAAGGGCAGACACCCGCATGCAGCGCTCATCGACGGCAGCTTGTGTTAGCAAGTGAGTGGCACACCACTCCGGGATCAGGCCGATAAAGTTCGACGGCCCCGTTGAGTTCAGATCACGCTGCTGGAATGAACCGAGGCAGTACGCGCTGTAGTCAACGCTGGCATTGCTGGTTGGCGACAGACTTGTGTCATAGGGCTCGACAAGCCGCGGCTTCACAAAATACGTCTTGTCGTGCTGAACCCGTACAGTGCAATCCGCCGATCCACTGCCGCCACCCTGAACGAAGTCCCAGCGGCCATCCGTGCCAGCCGTAAAGAAGCTGGTGTAGTGCGCCATGCCGATGTTCGCGCCGACAGTCTCGGTCGTGTCGTGGCCTTGCAGTGTGCGAAGCGTCGAAGCGCCAGACTTCAGCACCGCGTTAACCACTCGGCGCGTCGGCGTTGGGCTGGCCACGTCCGCCCAGGGTTGCGCCACTCGACCCAGGTAGCGGATGCCCAGCAGGCCGCCAGAAGTGTTCTGAAGCGCTGCGACGTAGTGCCAACACACCATCTGGCCGTGAGCACTGCCAGACTGTTTGAAGTCACCCAGCACGCGCCAGATTGCGCCGGCGGGTCCGTCAGCGATGACAACCGCAGTTCCGTTGGTGATCGCGTCGTTGAGCGTTGCAGCCCACACGCCTGAAAGGTTGGTGACGCCCGTCAGTTCTACGGACAGATTGGCCGCCGTGAAGTCAGACAGCGCACGACTGGACGACACCGGAGCGCTGCCGCCGTTCTTCACGGTGATCGATAGGGTTCCAGAGCCCGCAACAGTGGTCGGCACGCGCAGGAACACGCCGCACCACTTCATGGAGCCATCAGGCCACGAGGTAACACTGTGGATGGTCGCAGGTACTGGTGTGTTATCGGCCAGGAAAAACGCCGGATACTGTCCGGCAGGCACGTCCCCTTGCTTCAGTGGCAGGCCGAACATGGGAGAAACAAAACCAGCGCTTTGCTCTGTTGCGCTGGTGTTTGCTAGGGTGATCGTGGTAAGAGTTGTGCCACCTGATGGGGTAGCCATCCCCGCATAGAGAGTGGCCCCCGGGGTAAAAACATAACTATTGGGAGATGGTGTTGCCATAGGAATCCTTAATACAGTGCTACCAAACTACCTGCTGTGGTAGCAGCCAAAACCTTGTTGACCTGAATAGGAAAAATCCCCACAGGTACATTGGAAAACGTGATGGTGTTTTCTTCCTCAGCCATAACAACAGTGAGGTTACCAGAAACACCAACGTAAATAGCCCTAGTAACCGGAATGACGGTAGAGTCACTGGGGGTGATAGCCTGTGCAGAATGTGCAGGGGCTGTTGCATTAGCGGAACGATAGACGCCGGCCATAAAATCTCCTAGAGATGTGACAAAAGAAAAAGGGGCCAACGGGCCCCCTTTCCATTACTCAGCAAAGTAAATATCTACGTAGAATTCACCTGCTGTGGGGTTGCCAGTTGTAGCCGTCCCTGTGAACAGCAGACTAATGTCTGTTCGGTTGTCTGGATCATGCTGTTGGTGTGTGCCAGCAGCAGTGAGCCAAGTCGATGTGCCGGCACCTGGAGTCAAGATATCTACAGCGTTAAACAAACGAAGTAGCTGAACCCGGAATACCAATCGACAGAGTAGCAGCAGTGATACCACCACCAGACAGTTGTGTTTTCTTGTAGAAGAGAAAGCCAAGAATTGTCGAGTTGGCCTTCAGGATAGCTTTCACTTCGTTAGCACCACCAGTGGTGACGTCTGCCGAAGTGAGTTTAACCGATTTAACGTGAACACTCTTGTTATTAGAGGTCGACGTAACCGGGACATTGTTGTAATTTACGCCCATATGAGTCCTTTCAAATGGGGGCCGAAGCCCCCGTTAGATTAGGCCCCTTCCGAGCCGTACACACCACGCCAATCGGTCCAGCCGAACGAGTAACGAGCGGTAGCCTTGAACTTGGCGTTCTCGGTATCGAAATCGTTATCCATATCGAAGCTATCCGCACGACGCTCAAAATACTTCATACCGTGAGGCACGTTAGTACGGATGAACCAGGCATCAGCATCAGTCAGATAGTGGTTAGTCACAATCTTCGGAATACTGCCCATGGTCTTGAGGGCGTTCAGATCGTTCAGATCAGTGCCCACACGGCCATCGGTAGCCAGAATACGCTTAGCTTCAAAGATCAGTTGACGCGGGATAATCAGCGACTCAGGGCGAGCTGCGATGAGCAGACCACGGTCGTTGGTGTAACCAGCAATGTCGATGCAAGCCTGTTCAAGGGAAGCTTCCGAAAGGTCAGCGTTCGTAGCAATGCGGTTGGATTGAGTACCACCAGCAATGTTGGGGTGGTTGGTGGCAATCATAGCCACACCGTCACCACCAGTGTACGAACTAGAGAAAGCGCGGTTGTACACGTTGGCACCCACGATTTCCTTGGTTTGACGCATCGAGAAAGCAAGACCTTGGGCCTTACGCTGACCAACCACGTCGTACTGGTCATCTTCCATCATCTCACGAGTGATGACGAAGCCCAGAGCGAACGTGACGTGCTGGTAGCGTGTGATGAAAGCCTGCCGCTCACTGTCATAAGTGATCGGAGCACCTTCACCCTTTTGCACCGCAAGACCAAAAGACGAAATACCCACGTCTTCTTCCCAAGCACGGTTCGAGGTGTATTTCTCGAACAGTTGGGTGTACTCAACGGGATACTCATTGTATGCTTTACCGTACCAAGCGTTAACGCCAGGCCAGAGGGCTTTTGCAAAAGAGCCGCTGTTAATAACCGACATGTTCTATTCCTTCTTCTAATTAGACGCCAGAGGTACCAGTGCCACCAGAGTATTGGTGGTTGTTGATACGCACGTATGCACGGGTGTAAGTATCACCGATGTTGTTATCAGGGCGATACGGGAAACCCACAATCTTCAGAGGCAGGGTAGCAGTCGTGCCCTTGTTACCAAGGTCAATAGACATACCGGACGAACCAGAAGACGTGTTACCGGCAGTGGCTGCAACTTGGCAGTTGGCACCAATATCAGCCGTAGCAAAAGTGGCACCAGAAGTCTGGGCTTCAAAGATGAGGTTAGGATCGTCAGCAACCAGCAGATAACGATCTGTAGAAGCACGACGATACACAGGGGTATTCAGATCAGTGACCGGAGGAACGTTTTGCACGTCGCCCACACCAGAGAACAGGATACCAACAACCACACCCACAGCAGCCTCAGTGGCACCACCAGCATGACGAGCCACGGTGGGAACACCAGTGGGGCTACGACCGTCGCCAGCAAGCTTCACTACGTCACCAACCATGATGACATCCGAGTTAGAAGAGGGAACAAAATAAATACCGGCCTGACCGTTATACGGGGCGCCGGTTACCATTTTAACGGGACGGAACCCGTTAAGGCTAGAAACACTTGCCATTAGTTTTCTCCATTGAAATAAGAGTTGTTATCCTAATGGCACAGAAAGGGAGTTAATCTCGGTTGAGTTTAAACTCTCCGTATGTACCATCAAGAGCTTTTTCTTTTGTGGCACGTTCAATCTCTGCAACTTGTCGGAGTTTACGGGCTTTA